TTGGAACACTAATAAAACGACCAGAGCCTACTGGTATATCAGTCATTTCTGCATATCTATTTCTAAAAGCTAAGTAACTACCAAACCCTAATAATTCTGGACTTAAAAACTGACATTGTGTATATAAATCCAATGGAGATTTTGTTATTGGCGATCCTGTTAGGATACGCCTTATATGCGACAGTTGTCTTAATCCTAAAATGTTCTTTGTTCTTTTTGCTGATTTATTTTTTATGGTGGTTGATTCATCCAGTACTACAAAATTTAGCTTATTTTTAGTTAAAAAATCTACGCAACCATTAAATCCTCTTTTAGTTGATAAAGCCTCAACGTTAATTAGAAAGATTCTAAGATCCTTATATTCATTAAGTTTATAGTATTCACCAGGTTTATCTAAATTCCATTTATATATTTTATATTTTAATTGGTCTGGAAAATGAGTTTCTATCTCAGTTTCCCATACTGTATATACCGATTTAGGTGCAATGATTAATGTAGAGGTTATTTTTCTTTGAAAAAATAAATATGCAATATTGTCAAGAGTAACTTTTGTTTTACCCGTACCCATTTCCATGAAATAAGCCCATTGAACTTTTTCGGCTGATTGATTTAAAGCATCCCTCTGGTGCTGGTATGGCTTAGTCTTATACGGATATTTCCACATCAGAAAAAATATATAATTTTTTTATTGCAAATATCAAGAAGATAATTTAAGAGATCTCTAGGAGGAAAATATGGATATAGAAAAAATGTCATCCATTGACATTGATCAAGATAAAGTAAAATCAATATCTGATAAATGTCACCAACTCAATGAACTCCAACAGCAACTAAAGGAAAAAGAAGAAATTCTTTCAAAACTTAAATTTAAAATTAAAGATTTTGAAGAACGAATCATTCCCGAAATGATGCAGGAAGCAGGTGTATCTAAAATTAAATTAAAAGATGGCACCGAAGTAGAAGTTAAACCTTTCTACGCAGCAAAAATTCCTGAGTCACGTGTTGAAGAAGCTTTTGGCTGGTTAAGAAGCGAAGGCTTTGAGGACTTGATTAAAAATACTGTGACTGCTTCGTTTGGTCGTGGGCAAGATAATCAAGTTTCTGAACTTATAGGTGTCTGTGAAAAATTTGGTTTCAATTATAATAAAAAAGAAAAAGTTGAACCAATGACTTTAAAGGCATTTGTAAAAGAACAAGTTGAAGGTGGTAAGAAATTACCATTTGATTTGTTTGGGGTATATATTGCAAATAAAACGAAAATAACAAATAACAAATAAGGAGTATAACGTGACGATAAAAGACGGACAATCGAACGAAGTAGCGATTAAAAAAGAAGGTCAGTTAGCTGGTTTAAATATTGAACAGTTTGCTGATGCAGGATTTGAGAATGTGGACTCTAAGAGTTTAGCATTACCTTTCCTTAAAGTGCTTGGACAATTATCACCACAAGTAACACAAGGTGATAGTAACTTTATGCCACAGGCCAGAGCAGGTATGATCTATAACACGGTTACAGATGAACTGTATGATGGTCAAAAAGGTATATCAGTTATTCCATGCTTTTATAAGTTGGAGTACATTGAGTGGAAAGACAGAGAAAAAGGTGCTGTCGCTCCCGTAAATGTATACACTAGCGACTCAGACATCATGAGTAAAACTACAAGAGGTGAGGACGGTAAGGATAGATTACCAAATGGTAATTATATTGAAGAAACTGCGTCTCATTATGTTGTAATTGTTGAACCAGAAAAAACTTCAACAGCCTTAATTGCCATGAAATCTACTCAAAGAAAAAAATCTAAGAAGTGGAATTCAATGATGATGTCCTTACGACAGAAAAGAAAAAATGGTCAAGGTTTTTTCAAACCTGCTCCATTTACTCAACAGTACACTATGAAAACTGTATTAGAAAAAAATAATTTAGGTTCATGGTTTGGTTGGGAGATCGAGTATCAAGGCCCTGTCGGTAACGAGGAGGTCATGAAATCAGCTTTTGATTTTTATGAAAGCTGTAAAAAAGGTTCTGTGAGAGTGAATCATAACAAAGAAGAACAAGCGCCCAAGACTCCATTCTAATTTATGGACGTACTTGACAAGACCCTGGGGGAGTTTGTACAACTCTTCCAGGGGTCCACTACATATTTTGGTGTTTCCAAACCTACAGGAAAGAAAAATTCTAAAGGTAAGGCAGAATTCAAACATTGGGTTGAACCTTCTCCAATGACAAAAAAGCATTGGGTGGAACACTTAAAAGGAGAAGCTTACTATGGGTCAGTTCCCATTAGAGACGATAATACATGTAGTTGGGGGGTCATTGATGTTGATCGTTATAATATACGCCATCAAGACCTTATATCCATTATTCGTAAAAGAAAATACCCGCTCGTCCCATTCAGATCAAAATCCAACGGACTCCATTTAATTTTATTCATTGACGGTGTTGTTCCAGCATCTGCTATGCGTAAAAAATTAATTGAGATTGCATCTGACCTTGGAATTAATGACACCACTACCGATATATTTCCTGCACAAGACGAAGTTGATTTAAGTCCTGAAGATTGGGAGAAGAAAAGAAAAGGTAATTTTGTAAATCTACCTTATCAAAAAGCACACATGACAACTAGAGTTGCTATGGATGATAAAAGTAATTCTATAAAATTAGAAAACTTATTTGAGTTTATTAAAAAATTTAGACTTACTCCCGCTGAATTTAAAAAAATTAAAATATTTAAAGACGATGAAACTAAAGACTATCCGCCTTGCGTAGTTAATTTTATGAAAAATAAAGTTCAAAAAGGTGAAGGTCGTAATGATGCTATGTTTAATGTAGCTGTATTAGCCAAAAAAATTAATCCCGATCCTGTTATGTATGAAGAATGGACTAGAGAAATAATGCCTAAAGTTTGTTCGGAAAAACTCCACCCGAAGGAGTTACAAAATATATTTAGAGGTGTGGAAAATAAAGAATATGCTTACAAATGTAAAACCTCTATTGCTAGAATGCATTGTGTATCTTCAGAGTGTATTAAACGAAAGCTTGGAATTGGTGCTAACGAAGCTTTACCTGAAGTTGGAAAACTTCTTAAAGTTAATTCGTACCCGGAGCCTTATTGGATATTACCTATTCAAGGTAAATCAATTAGATTATCAACTAAACAATTATATCAACAACAATTATTAGGTGAGCAACTTTTAAACTATGACATTGTTTGGAGACCCTTAAAACCAACTAAAAGAGATCCAGATCCTTATAGAGATTGGTTGGAAGAATTAATTGAAAACAAACAAGATATGGAAGGATTTGATGCGGTTGAAGAAAGAGACGATGTATTCAACAATAGGATGGCAAGATTTTTAGAAGATGTTGAAGACACCACTGAATTTGATCAAATAGATTCTGATAATATATGGCGGGATGATTCTGAAATGAGATTTAAACTAGAGACATTTAGATCTTTTATGAAAAAACTAGGATATAATTGGAATGAAAAAGAGTGTACAAGATTTTTAGAACAAGGTGGAGCAAAGCCAAAGAAAAAATTTCAAGGCATAGATAGTAGACATTGGTTGGTGGCTCTACCAAAACAAATGGAGCATAAAAACAAAGATGTCAAGTTCGCTAAGCCAAAAGCTGCGTGGGAAGACAATTAAAATATTTGGACCCCCAGGTACAGGTAAGACTGAAAATTTATTAAAACGTGTTCAACGTTATTTAAAAAAAGGATATTCACCCGATGAAATATGTTACATATCATTTACTAATAAAGCTGTGGACGAATGCGTTAGTAGAGTTAGAAAAAAATTTAAAGAATATAATGAAGATGATTTTAAATATTTTAGAACATTACACTCTTTGGCAAGACAACAATTTGCCGAAATCCCAGTCTTAGATCCTAAAGCAGACCTTCTGATGTTCCACACTCAATATGGAACTGTAAAAATTAATTATAAAGATAATTATGATGATGCTAAAGTTTATAACAATTGGTCACTACAAATTTATGATAGATCTAGAAATATGAAGGTTGATCCTGTGTGGTTGTATAAACAGCAACCTAGAAAAGCTGTAAGACTTCAGCAGTTTAAATCCATTGTTGCTGGTTACGAACAATTTAAAACAATGGAAGCGCCTACAGGACAACGGACACCGGACAAATTAGACTTTACAGATATGATTGAAAGATACATTACAAATGGTTTAGTGATTCCTTTTAAAGTGTTAATGGTAGATGAAGCTCAAGATCTTACTCCTTTACAGTGGGACATGGTAGTTAAGATAGCTAAGCACGTAGACAGAATTTATATAGCGGGGGATGATGATCAAGCTATTTATGAATGGAACGGTGCTGACGTAACCCTGTTCCAAAAGTTTCCAGGCAAATCATTAGTTTTAAAAAACTCAGTAAGACTTAACAAAAATATACATTTATTTTCTAAAGGTCTTTTAAATAGTATGGGAAATAACCGTGTTCAAAAAGAGTTTTATTCAAACCAAAAAGAAGGTAGCGTTCATAAATGGAATTCTTTAAAAAAAGTTCCTTGGGATATGGAAGGTAGTTGGATGGTGTTAGCTAGAATTAATGACGTAAAAAAAGAACTCCAGCAGGAGGCACGTAACCTGTCTTTATATTATCAAGATGTAAAAGGTAATAAATCATTTGATCCTGGGCAATTTTTAGCTATTGAATATTGGAATAAGATTTGTGAAGGAGGTTCTATTACTAGAGAAGAAGCTTGCATAATGTACGAGTATTTATTAAACATAGACCATGGATACCGGACACATGATAGTAAAAAATGGAGTTTTGCACATCCTAATCAAATGTTTACATTTGAAGAATTACATTTAAGGTGTGGTATGCGTGATGAAAAAGGTCCATGGAATCAAGTATTTAAAAGAAAATTTAAAGATAAAGACAAACAATATTTTGCTAAATTAACGAAAGAAGGTGTAGATCTTACGCAACCACCTAAAATTACTATTGATACGATACATCAAGTTAAAGGTGGGGAAGCTGACAATGTAGTCTTAGCCAGTAAATGTAATTTTCCTTCACATTTTGAAAAGAAAAATCTAGAGGAAAAAGTTAAAGAGCTGAGAGTCTGGTACACAGGTGCCACAAGATCTAAGCAAACTCTTCATTTATTAGGCACCTATCATCAATATAATTTTCCATTAGGAAAATATTTTAAACAATATGAGGCGAACTATGACCAATAAAGATATGTTTAATGATGCCTTCCCGCAGGAGAAGCAGGTGGGAGGAAGCCACTATAAACATTTTACAATTCAACCATACGAATTTATTTCGAAAAACAATCTTAGTTTTTTTCAAGGAAACGTTGTAAAATATGTTTGTAGATATATTTACAAAAATAAAATAGAAGATTTAGAAAAGATAAAACATTATTGTGATCTTGAAATTTTAAAAATGAAGGATGAGAAAAAAAATAAATGATATTTGAATTTAATGTACCCATGCCAAAATTGGCACAGCTTTTAAATATTGCAGATGCTGAGCAAACACCTATGAATGAAAGACTTGCAGGTAATATTAGAAAAGAAATCGATTTAAGTAAGTATACATATCTTCTTGAAAATTTTTTAAAAAATAAAATTGCAGAACACAAACCTTTAGAGGAAAGAGTTTACTCATACAATTGGAATGACACAAAAAAGGATATTCGTTTAAGAGAATTATGGGTTAATTACCAAGCTAAACATGAGTTTAATCCAATCCACAATCACGCAGGTATTGTTAGTTTTATAATTTTTGGACGAATACCTTACTGGATTAAAGACGAACATAAGGTGAGCCCAGGCGTAAAAGCTAGAAAAAATAAGTCTGGTGTTTTGCAGTTTATTAAATTATCGAATGATTTTAAAGAACCAATTGATACAATTGATTGTTTTGCTGACGCTGGTTGGGTTGGTAAAGGTCTTTTGTTTTTGTCAAATGTAAATCATTGTGTTTATCCTTTTTATTCAAGTGATGATTATCGTGTAACTTTTTCAGGAAATTTTTATTATAGTGATAAGTAATTAATGCCAGATGCAATTATAAAACCTTTTGGTCCATGTTTAGTGGAAACGTCTGTGGAAGAAGACAAAGTAGAAAAAATAAAAGAATTTTGTGAAAAAAACAAAAATTTAAATATAAGAGATAAGTTAGCTGGACATTTAGATCATGAATATGAAATTAATAAAACTAAGTTGCAAGAAATAATTCAATTTAATGTGGATCAATATAAAGTAATATTAAATCATTATTATGGATACAATGAACAAAGAAATTTAACTATATCAGTAGCATGGGTAAATTATATGCAAAGTGGAGATTTTAATCCTTTACATACACACTCTGACTGCAATTTTTCAGGAGTTATATATTTAAGTGTGCCGAAAGAATTAGAGAAAGAAGCTGAAGCAAGTGTTGCTAAGGGTATAAAACCTGGTCAAATAGAATTTACAGTAGGAACAAAAGTTCCAAATTATATTACAAGCCACCAATTTTTTCCTAAAAAGGGTTCTTTATATATTTTTCCTCATAACATATTACATATGGTGTGCCCTTTTAAATCTAATGTTGAAAGAGTATCCGTAGCTTTTAATCTAATATGGAGTAATGAATGACACATCAATTAAATTTTATATACAACGACAGTGATTGGGTCTGCCCCCCGGAGTATCCAGATTTATCTCAAGCAAAAGAAATAGCAATTGACCTAGAAACCAAAGATCCAAATATTAAAACAAAAGGCCCAGGTTGGGCAACTTTTGATGGTGCTATAGTTGGTTTTGCAGTAGCTGCCTTTGATCAGCAATGGTATTTTCCAATTCAACATGACGCAGGTGGTAATATGGATCTTGCGATTACTACTGCATGGATGCAAGACATACTTAACACTCCTGCAACTAAAATTTTTCACAATGCAAGTTATGATGTCGGTTGGTTAAAGATAAATGGTTTTAATATTAATGGACCAATTGTAGATACAATGATTGCAGCAGCTTTGATTAATGAAAATAGATTTAGTTTTGCATTAAATTCTTGTGCTAAAGATTATCTTGGTGAAATTAAAAATGAAACTTTTTTAAATGAAAAAGCAAAAGAATGGGGAATTGATCCTAAAGCAGACTTATGGAA